TATTGTTCCATGTATTGAATGACCGAATTAAACCAATTCTGTATGTTGACTGAAATGCGCAAACGCATCATGTCATCCGCAACCAATTTCACACTTCGTTGGCGGTCCTTGTAATAAAACATGAACTCTTGGGCAACAGCAATGGTGTTAAATTGCGAGTAGGTCGCGTCGAGTTCTTCTCTATTGAACGGTTCATAATTCTTTCTCACATTGACAGCATTATGAAAATTATAAAGCATGTCTTTCAAATCCTCTTTGGTTTGAATGGTGTTGTAATTGACAGAATTCATGTATTGAACCGCGTGTTGAGAACAAACCGGGCAGGGCAACGTAGAGCAAATCGAATAAATGGTATCCAGCATGCTCTTGCGGACCTGTTTGAAATATTCCGGTTTGATTTTGTAGGCAATTGTGTGAAAAAATCGCCAAGTGGGTCTGCCCCATTTGATTCTGTTGCCATCCGACGGAGAATATGCTTTTGGTTTTTGTGCAAGTTGTGGTGGTTGCGGCATCATTGTCATTACGCGTCGTTTCTGCATTTGCATAGTTATTTGTGTGGGTTTAACTTGAGACGCGCCATTTAAATAGGGTGACGTGTTTCTATTGACTATGCTAAACATTGGTTTCAAAAATATATATACTTAGGAAGAAAATGATTCGGTCAATACCGCGCCAATGTATATAGAAAAATAACACCAATATATATAATGGCAACCAAAGCAGAACTTGTACAAAATATCCGTGATTGGATTGCAGTGGATAATGAAATTCGAGAATTGAATAAAGAACTGCGAGTGCGAAAGGAAAAACAGCAAAAAATATCACAGACCCTCATGCAAACGATGAAAGACAATGAGATTGATGAATTCGATATAACCGGCGGCAAATTGATGTATAACAAAAAAACCTTGAAGAAACCGTTATCAAAGAAGAATTTGCTGGGAATTTTGTCGAAATATTACAAGGACAATGAGACTCAGGCAATAGAGATGAACAATTTTATAATGAGTAATCGCGAGGAAGTCATAAAGGAAACGCTGAAGCGCAAGATAGCATAGAGTTCAGTTTAAACCTGCGGTTTATACCCCTAACTTAGGAATGGTGTATTCGCCATTCACAATGACTGCCTTGGCGATGATTTCGGGGTTGACCTTGCCGTCCAACACATCCGTGGTTTTGTAGACATTTAAGAATTTGTCAATATAGTAGACGAGACCCATGATGTTGCGGGCAACCACATCGACGGGTTTGGTACAGATGCCGCACTCATCGTCGGCAAGACCGTGGGGCGCGCCCTTGGCGTGGGTTCCGCAGAATTCGCACCCGTCTTTGCGCTTTCTGGTACATTGTTCGTTGTTCGCGCGTTTGGCGCTACATCGGTTTTGCATGGGGATGGCGTTTTTCACGCGCTTTCTTTTGGACAAGTCATCTTTGCTAAAGGTGAGGCGCTCGTATTCATACACGAATTCGAGGAGGTCGTTTATCTTGGATTTCTCATTGAACCCGAGTTCGATGATTTTTTGGCGGACCGAGTCCTTGAATCCGGTAAAGTATTGTTCTGACTTGAGGTTGAGTTTCTTTTCCATTGTATTGTGATAGTGCTGTGTTGTTATTTTATGTTCATGTCTGACTGGGTCAAAGATGAAATCAATTTTTCTGGAAACTGTATGGCAGTTTCACACGTAACTTCGTTTTGGAAACTGCGTTTTGGAAACTGCATGGCAGTTTCACATGTGACTACGTTCAGGGTTTTACTGTTGTTTATCCGTCCCCTTGAAAAAATTATAGAGCAGATTGTCTGGATTATGATTTTTTACATCACCATCAATCATGGCAACACTTTCATAGATTTTGCGCAAAACATCAGTAGGTGCCGTGGACCCGACTTTAATGAATCCCTGTTGAATCAGGAATTTCCGTATTTCGCCAATTGGTTTCTGTTTGATCATAAAGGATTTGGTGGTGACATTGTTGCGAATTGTGCGATTTGGGAGAAGGACGCCTACTTTGGGTCGATGCTTGTCTTTGCCCACATTGAATGTGCGCCGTAGCAGTTTTTTCACTTTCCGTTGAACAATTTGGGGTTTGGGTTTCTCGGCATCCTTCTTTTGTTGGTGCAGTTTTCGCATGATTTCCATTTTTTCTTCGTGACTTTTAAGACTCCCAACTACAGGGTTCGGTGCTTGCTGCGCTGGCAGATTTTTCATAGTCCGATTATGTAGGGACCGCAATGTGGGTAAATTCCCATTTTTTAGACACCCATATTCTGGTTGTTTGGCAAAAGTCATTGGCGAAGACGCTGACGAAGACGTGGTTAAAGGCATTGACGAAGGCGATGTCGAAGACACACTTGAAGGCGTGGACGAAGACGCGGCGGGTGGCAGAAAGAAATCAATCGGCAAATCAACGGCAACATCAGTGGAAAACTTGTCAATTCCAATATCACTCAACGATTCATCTGTATGATAACGGAGCGAAGTATTCTTAAAGGTGTGATTGCGCGCAATAGGGGCAGGTTTGGCGTCGGCAACGGCATTCATAAAGGTGAGTGATTTATCAAAATCGGATTGGAACTCATCGTTGTTTTTGTCACTTTGTTTTTTCGGCATTTCGACCTTGATTTTTTCCCCCTCAAATAGAGATTTGTACTGTTTCTCTTGATTTTCGCGGATTTTCTTAAGGATTTGATTTTTCCGTGTTTTGTCGGAGATGGGTTTGGCAGTGGGTTTAATACGGATTGCTCTTTCGGGTTTTTCTCGTTTTTTCCTGGAAACATTTTCAATACTAAATAAATTGGGGTTTATGAAAATCTTTTTTTTCTCACCTTCGGACATAGATTATACTTTTATATAATCTATGGCGTAAAAACGATTAATTTATATTAATTAGATTTAAATATAAAGGGACTCGGCAATCCTCTTGCGCTCCTTCTTTTCTGCCTCTGCAGACCCCGATCGACTTTTCATAAAGAGATCATAACCCGCATTCAAATCCGAGATGCTGATAACATATTTTGTCAATTCATTGTTCTTGCCATAGTTCGCGCGACTATGACAAATCTTGGTCTTAAAAAGCAGCGTATCCACATCACGTCCAAGACCAGTCAACGAATCAAACTTGGTCTTAAACCACGCCTTGCCTCCCTGCGAAAGCGCATCATCACACGTCCATCCGGCAACCTTCACTTTATGTTGAAAGATTTGCCACAGGTCATCAAAGGTGTAATTGTCAATTTTAAACCGCCAGACAAACCTCGATTCTAAACCTGGATTAAGACCAAAGAAATTGACATCCAACTCTTTTTCATAACCGGCAATGATAAACATGATGTTTTCTCTATTGTGACTAAGACTTTCACACAGGGTGTCGGCACATTCTTTCGAGAAACTGTCGGCACCGTCTTTGTGACCGAGGGAATATGCCTCGTCCAGGAATACGACACCGCCGAGAGAATCATTTAATAAATTCTTGGTTTTGATGGCAGTTTGTCCTAAATACCCCGCTACCAAGTCAGCGCGCGTGATTTTTTTGAAGATTGTTCCTGCACTAGACGCATTTGTTGTTCCAGAGGACACCGGTTTCTTAATGACCCCCATTTTGGAATACATGCGACCAATGATTTTGGCAATTTCCGTTTTGCCCGACCCCGGCGGACCATACAACACAGTGTGTTTGTAATCGTCGGCAGACCCATGTTTATGAAACCCCTGCAAATAATAGAGGAGTTGGTCGAGGATCGACGATTTGAGAGAAACTATGCCCACCATCGCGTTCAATTCCTTCAACTCGGGTTGGATAGTGTGTAGCATTTTAATATCCACATTGTATTTCTTGTTAGACAGGGGATATTTATCGACGACAGCAAGGAGGTCGGCAATGGAATTGATAGACAAATCGATGTTCTCTATTGGCGCATCTGGTTCTGCACTCGTAAGAGACGCAATCGATGCGAGTGTATCCAACGCAGTCAAATCGACTTCGTGGTCTTTTTGCCAAATTTCATAGTTTGGAAGTTGGTAGTTAGTTAAATCGTGTTGCGCCAAACCCAGGATGTGTGAAAAATCGCGCTTGGACATGTAGTTTTTCTGTTTGTAAAAATTCATATAAGTGTTGAATGATTTTAATTTGATAGGGTCAATGCTCATTTTGGTTGTATAGAAAAGGCGCGAAAGTTCTATATGATTTTTGTAATTTCTAATTGGTTGTTATGTAGCAAAGTATGCGAAATCGTCATTTCGTATTTTAAAGTAAGTCAGCATGATGTGGTTAAATAAAGGTAAATATTCCGGTTTATATTGCAAAATGCCATCGTCTCTACGACACAAGACATCATCAATCTTTTTTAATCCATTTTGCGCAAAGGTTGAATTGAATATTTGATTTATATTGTTGTATTGTCGATTGACAAGCGGTCCATGATTCAAATGATGCACAATCAAATCGCACGACCCATATGGCACATTCACTGTTGATGGTTTGATATAACTAGAAAAATTAACATAGAAAGACCCAGCATCATTGTAGGATCTTCTTGTTATATTATTGGCAAAAACCGTGTCGCCCATACCAGTGATAATCATATCATCAAACAAATATGACAAAAACCATTCGCGATCAAACGCCCAAACAAATCCTGTATGTTCGACTTTGTAATTAATTGGATCAAATGTTTTTTTGTCAACACAATTGGTTCTGGATTCAAAAATGGAATAATCAATATTCAGGTAATTCGCAGTTTTAAACGGTTGCACAACATTGACCGAATTTAATTTTTCCGAAACCACCGAGTACCAATCCGGATTGTCAAACAATATGTCAAAATCCATAATACAAATTTTTGTAAAACAGGATGGAATTTGGGGTTCAACCACCCGAATCAGATTTTCCTTGTAAAACATGTAACTGTCCGAACTGTATTGAAACACATTGTCAGATTTGCAAAACAGGTAATTCGAATCACTGTCATGTTTGATTTCGCCAATGAAATAAGGAATTTGAGCGCAATCCATTTGGTGTTTTACGGTGAGGACGTTCTGAATAATTCTCCTGTATTTACAAGGATTGAAATACACAAATAATATTGCCATGTCTTTTGTAACAGGTGTGTTGTATTGAATCAGTTTTGGTTTTGGAAGATTGGAATTGAAGGTTTTTTTGAAATTGAAATTCATGATAACTGCGGAAATATGATATATTATACACAGAATCATTCTTGTTGATTTTACCGTTTTGCGTTGTGTCTGCGCAAAAAATTGCGCACATCATCAAACCCGGAATCATTCGTAAAATCCCATTTTTTACAAAAATACACAATGTCTTTTTCGCCATCCTCGACATTCCATCTTTCTCTAAATAAATCGTGTTCATAATCCTGTATTTCTGCCTGATTTTCGTAGGTAACCACAGAATGCGGCGTGACAAAGGTGCCATATCCCATGCGTTTCGCCATCAACGACAAATCAATATGTTGATGTAAAATCATCAGCGAATCATCCAATGCGCCCCGTTTTAACAGGTCGGTCCGAACCATCAAACAGTGGTATTCGACAAAATCGCATCTTCGCGTTTTCAAGGTTTTTAGGGTGTGTGCGGGATAATTAATCATGTGATGTCTTTCTGTAAAATGTTTGCCTTGCACGGTGATGTTGCCGCCAAACATGTGTATTTTATCCTTGTTCCACAAATAGGCGGGACCCACGACGCCTGCTTTGTTGAGTTCCATACACACAATGAGGTTTTCCAACCAAAGGGGTGAAACAGTGATGTTGTTGTCCAAATACACGGTATATGGAGTCGCGATTTCGGACACGACGCTTTTCATGGACATGGACGGATATGGCGAATTGCTGTTGAAAATCTCGACGACACCTCTTTTTGTAATTTCTTCCAAAATGGATTCCGGTGTTTTGTAATTGACAAAGATGAACCTGTGGGGTGAAGTTGTATGTTTGATGATACTGTCAATGGATTGAATGGTTAAGGAATAGTTCTCCCGCACCGTCATTACAATGGTTACTTTTTGTGACATGTATGTTTATATTAATGATAGAGACAATTGAATCGTTGTGCGAATTTGCTAAAACAAAGGGATACACGGAAGAAGATAGAGAATTTGTAAAACAGGCGTGTCAAATAGCAAAAGAATATTCGAAAGGGCGAACCCGGTTTCGAAAACCGAACAGACCTTTTCTGTACCATTTAATATCGGTGTCGGCAATATTAATGACCACTGGCGCAAACATTGAAACAGTGGTTGCTGGATTGCTTCATTCAATGAAGGATGACATGCCGCGGATTTATGCTCTTAACCAAACTGTGGGTGAAATCGTCGATGGTTATTTCGACATTACTGTTGGACAAGTGAAGCAAATTCCATTTGCCGAGGCAACCAAAGTGCAATTGGCAGTGATTGCAATACAAATGGCAAACACAACAGACATGATTTTAGCAAAAGAAATTGTCTAAGGAAATAATTAGTTTGTATATCTTTTAACCATTGAATCGCCAATTTATATAAATCATAATTATGCTTCTTTCAGGAGCATAATTATTGAATATAAAAAGGTGATTTGTCGGTTAAAAGTAACAGTAACTAATTACTTTAAACCTTTGCACTTTTAAAACGCCGATTATATAACCTGAAATCGCATTCGGCGATTTCTTGGATATAAAAGGTGATTTATCAGTTGCAAAGTGACAGTTACCTAAGCACGTTCAAAGATGCCGACCTCTGGTCGGCATTTAAAATGTGCAAAGGTGTAAAAATGCTTACCCTTTGGGTCAGCATTTAAAAATAATTAGTTTGCAAAAGGGTTTGGAAAATTGATGCCAATGAATCTCCAACGACCAGCAGACATAAATGACAACCAATCCTAAAAACATAGAAATGCAAGTAGAAAACAACGAAAAGATTCAAAAGACTCCTAGAAAGTCGAGAGCAAAGGCACAAAAGGCAAATGAAATCAAGGTTCCTCCTCAAAATGAGGAAACCAAATGTTTGGAGGAGATAGTCCAGCAGGAGAAGCGCATCGAGGCAGAGATCAAACAGATGATTGTGGATAATCAACTGGAGATTGACCCCGTGTCTGGCGACTGCAAAGACATCTTATCCCATATTCAAAATTACAACGCAGAGGCGTTCAATATCATCGAGTCATATTTCCACGGACAGCACTCATCGCGTCTAGTCCGTCACCAATTGGAGTCATACAATCACTTTGTGAACTATGATATGAAGCGCACAATCGACATGTTTAACTCCGTGACAATCCGATCAGACAAGGATTACGTGGCAAAGCACGAGGCGCACACCCTGGAAATCAAAATCACTTTCGAGAATTTGAAGATTTACCCGCCGTTGATTTACGAGAACAACGGCGCGACCAAGACGATGATGCCAATGGAGGCGAAAGTCCGCAACTTCACATACGCCTCCAACATGACAGTGGACGTGCGTATAGAATACATTGTGCGCGACACTGAATCAATGGACCAACCCCGCAGCATACACAAGTTGTTGCCCAAAATCAGTATTGGCAAGATGCCAATCATGGTCAAATCATCGATCTGCGTCTTGACCCAGAATAGTCACATCAACCCTGTTTCAGTGGGCGAGTGCGCCTTTGACCACGGCGGTTATTTCATAATAAAGGGATCCGAGAAGACAGTCCTACAACAGGAACGCGCGGCGCAAAACGTGGTTTATTGCTACGACGGCAAGAACGCATCCCGCTGCATCTGGTATGCGGAAATCAAATCCGTGCCCGATCACAAGTGTATTTCACCCAAACAGGTGGAGATTGAAATCGCGAGCAAGAACAACGGATACGGGTTTCCCATGAAGGTAGTGATTCCACGCGTGCGCGAGGCAATCGACTTATTCACCCTGTTTCGCGCCCTCGGCGTCAATTCCGACAAGGAGATTTGCTCCTATATTTTACTCGACGTGACCAGTGAGAAACACACGGATATGTTGAAGTATTTGAATGCATCCGTTGTTGAGGCAAACAAGACGATGACAAAGGAGGACGCCATCAAGAACATCACAACCTATGTTGCCTACACGCCGATGAATATGGACAAGGAGACCGGATCAAGGAAGAAGCGCGACTTTGCGATAGAGGTGTTGAACCACGATTTATTCCCGCATTGCCAGACTGCACAACAGAAGATCTATTTCTTGGGACACATGACGAACCGATTAATACAGACTGCGCTTGGATGGATTCCGCCCAGTGACCGCGATTCATATGTAAACAAGCGAATCGACATGACCGGCACCCTCTTGAATAACCTGTTTCGAAACTATTTCAACAAATTGGTGAAGGAGATGCAAAAGAATGTCATAAAGGAGATTAATTCGGGGTCGTGGAAGTCCAGCGACGACTATGAAAACATCATCAATATGGCAAACGTGTGTAAGTTCATCAAATCCACGACGATCGAGACGGGGATAAACCGCGCACTTTCGACGGGTGATTTCAGTATCAAACAGAGCAACAGTAGTAAGGTCGGTGTGGCGCAAGTGGTGAATCGCTTGACTACGGCAGCAACCTTGAGTCATATGCGTCGTGTGAATACGCCAATCGACAAGTCGGGTGAATTGATAGCGCCGCGCAAACTACACGGGACAACGTTCGGATTCTTGTGTTTAACAGGAGACGCCAATGTGTTATTGTCAAACCGCATGGATGTTAAACAAATCAAAGACGTAAAAGACGGCGATTGGGTAAATACAGTGAATCGCCAAAGTCTGTTGGACGAACCATCCGACATCCACAATTACTTCAGCAAAATGCCGGACAAGTTATTTGAGATAAAAACCATCAGCGGAAGAAGCATAAAGGCAACTGCTGACCATCCTTTCTTGATTAAGACGGCAGAAGGCAAATACGAAATGAAAAAAGTGGGTGAAATGACTACTGATGACAGGGTGATTATTCGACACATGACTGAACCCATTTCAAATACAAATACAACCATTCTTATAATTAATGAATCCGATGTTTTGGAACATTATCGCGTGGATTTATTAGAGAAGAATCTGTTGAATGTCCAGATACCAACAAACAAGTTAAAAATCATTGCCAGGTTAATTGGATATCATGAACATGCTGACTACAATGATGACATTATTAACAGTGATATCAGAAAACTTGGATTCGCAAATGTTGATGATCCTGTTTATAAATATTTTATGAATTTCATAGATAATGATGCACACTGTTTGCCTGTTTGGTTAATTAATGCAGAATTATCAGTGAAGGTGGAATATTTGTCTGCTTACCAATCAAAAAATGGAACAAATATGTGTGATGGTGAACTTGAAAGCATTATTGTCACAGACAACATATTTATTGAAGAAGGAATTGCATACATGAATCAAATCAAAAATATGTTTAATGATTTCAATATTAAATGCAATATTAAAACAGTTGAAACAAATGCGACAGATGTTAATATTGTATTGGTGTTTGACAATTCAGATGAAAATCTATTAAAATACGCAGACACTATTAGTTATTATTATTGTGACGACAAACGAAGAGAATCAGCACCTGTAATTGAATATTTGAAAATAAAAAATCAAAACAGCAATTACAAGGTTAGTTACGACTCATTCATCCGAGACAATATTGCCCACAATGGTTGTGTTTCTGTGCCGATTGCATCCATTGTCGAAGTTGAACCTGAACTTGTGTATGATTTCACAACACGGTCGGAGAATCATTCATTTGTTGCATCATCATTTGTGGTGTCAAACTGCCCAGCAGAAACTCCGGAGGGGCAGTCCATTGGTCTAGTAAAAAACATTAGTCAATTGACGCATCTCACGATTTCGACGAATAGCGCCTCGCTCTACACCTATGTGGCGCCGCACATCAAATCGGTGAATGATTTGACACCAGTCCAAGCGTTCAATAAAGTGAAGGTGTTCGTCAACGGATGCTGGGTGGGTGTAACGGATTCGCCCCAGGAATTATACGAAGACATGAAGGACAAGAAATACAAGGGAATCATCAACATTTACACATCCATTGTGTTTGACTACAAGATGATGGAGATCCGCATATGCAATGACGGCGGGCGCATGACACGACCCCTGTTGCGAATTGCCAATGGACGCGCACTCATCACACAGGAAATCATTGACAAGTTGACACAGGGTGATTTGTCGTGGAATGATATGCTCACGAATTGTAAATTGGACAAGTCGGTGATTGAGTACATTGACCCCGACGAGCAGAATTATGCAATGATTGCGCTGAAGGCGAAGAATTCCTATGTAAAGACGGACAGAGGCACCAAATACACACACTGTGAGATACACCCGAGCACCATATTTGGAGTGTTGGCGTCGTGTATTCCATTTCCGGAGCACAACCAGGCGCCGAGAAACACCTATCAGTCGGCACAGGGAAAGCAGGCAATGGGCATGTATGCGACCAATTTTGACCAACGATTTGACAAGACGGCATATGTATTGACGTATCCATCGAGACCATTGGTGGACACACGATTGATGAACTGGTTGGATTTAGTGAAGATTCCATCGGGACAGCAAATCCATGTGGCAATTATGTCACACACGGGTTACAATCAGGAAGACAGTGTGTTAATTAACCGTGGTTCCATTGACCGCGGGATGTTCTTGACGACGATTTATCACACAGAGAAAGACGAGGACAAGAATATCACGCGGTTTGTGAGTAGATGTAAACCGGACCCGGCGCGCACCAAGGGAATCAAATACGGCAATTATGACAACATTGGAACCGACGGATTTATGGCGGAGAATTCGCTGATCAAGGACCGCGATGTAATCATGGCAAAAGTGGTTCACATAAAGGAGAATCGCAATGACCCGACCAAAGTGATCAAATTCGAGGACCAGAGCAAGTGCTACAGGACAACTGAGGAGACCTATGTCGACAAGAATTATGTAGGTCGAAACGGCGAAGGATACAATACAGCAAAGGTTCGCGCACGCATATTTCGAAAACCGGTGTTCGGCGATAAATTCTGTATGACAGATGACCATGATGTATTGACCATGAACCGCGGATGGGTTCCTATATGCGATGTCAAAACAGATGACTTGGTTGCTCAATTAAATCGCCAAACAAGTAAATTAGAATACGTGAATCCATTAGAAACATTGGTATTTGACCACACAGGTGATATGTATGAAGTTGAAACTCAAGGTGTTAGTCAAAAAGTAACATTAAATCATAGAATGTGGATTAAGCAACGAGACCATGCAGATTATGAATTGACACAAGCGCAACATATGATTGGAAAACGGGTTCGATTCCAAAGTGGCGGAAGTCCAATTAACAATGCCGATTATGAAATAAATTTTGGAAATCGAACATTTGCCGGAACCAACGCGGATGAGTTTATTACAATTCTTGGAATATTTATGGCAGAAGGATGGACATACATTTGCGAGAGAGATTGTATTGCAAGAATTGAATTTGCTGCCAACAAAAAAAGAGTGCAAGATGCCCTGTATGAATCGTGTGAAATGTTAGGATTAAAATACTCTATGAACGCAAAATCATTCAAATGGTACATAAACAACAAAGAATTGGCAAATGATTTTGCAAAACTTAGTGTTGGTGCAACTAACAAATCATTGCCCGCGTGGACAAAACTGTTAAGTTCAAGACAATCTGAAATATTATTAAACGCAATGTGTTTAGGAGATGGTCATGAAACCGCGACATCTCTGCATTATTCAACATCATCAATTAAGTTGCGCGATGACGTGCAAATATTGGCGCAACACGCGGGGTTTACAGCATATTATGTTGCAAGATATTTGCCAGGTCATCAAACCACATTAAAAGACGGAAGAATAATAACTGCCACTGAAACTTCTTGGGATATTGGAATTCGCAGAAAAAGATTATATCCAACATTAAACCATGGACATTCTAAAGATCAATTGGGTCAAATTGAAGAAGTAACCCAATTTGAAGGCAAGGTTTATTGCTTGAGAGTTCCCTCCGAAGTATTTCTTGTTAGAAGAAATGGAAAATGTTCATTTACAGGAAATTCGAGTCGCCATGGGCAGAAGGGTACGGTCGGCAACATCATTCCCGAGTGTGACATGCCTTATACCAAAAACGGATTGAGACCGGACATTATTATCAATCCTCACGCGATTCCGTCGAGAATGACGATTGGGCAATTGAAGGAGACGATTCTCGGTAAGGTGTTGATCGAGTTGGGAATGTTTGGCGACGGCACTAGTTTCGGCGATTTGGATGTAAAGACGATTGCGGAGGAATTACAAAAGGTTGGTTACGAGAGTTATGGCAACGAGGTCATGTATAATGGATTCACGGGTGAGCAATTCGAGGCAAATGTCTTCATTGGACCCGTCTTTTACCAGCGATTGAAACACATGGTGAATGATAAGCAACACTCGAGGTCGATAGGACCCATGGTGAATTTGACTCGACAACCTGCCGAAGGCAGGGCGCGCGACGGCGGTTTCAGAATGGGCGAGATGGAGAAGGACGGTCTATTGGCGCACGGCGTCAGCAGATTTTGCCGCGAGCGTTTGTTCGACGTGTCTGATAAATACAGTGTTCATGTGTGTAAGAAGTGCGGAATGATCGCACAATACAATGACAAGGGGTTCGCGATGCAGAAATCTACATTCACGGTACACCGATGTTCCATGTGTGAAAACACGACGGAGTTCGCCTATGTGGAGATGCCATATGCGTTCAAACTGATGGCGCAGGAACTACAGACAATCAATTGTGTGCCGAGGTTGCTGACCGAGGGATAAGCAAACATAACAACACGTAAATAAAAACACAAAGGTTTATTGTTTTTTTTCATTTATCAATAAACGCCAAAACAACATAGAGAACTGGCGAATGATATATTGGGGAAGGCGCCTCTTTAGCTCAGTGGTAGAGCATTTCACTTGTAATGAAAAGGTCTTGGGTTCAATCCCCAAAGGAGGCTTTGTATTTTGATATTTATGTAAATATGAAAATAACATAGAATTGTTGGTCATTAAAATGTATCAGCAAAATGACAAAGGAGATTATGGTTGGCGTGGGAATAGCAATCAATGTGGGAATCGTGTTTGCTTATTGCATAAAGGGAACTCGTCGTTAAGCGCCGAAGGCGCGACGCATACCTAAGCACCCGCAGGGTGCGACACATTACCTCCCAAAGGGAGGTAATGATAAAAGCGGTATGACAACCCCTTTGGAACCCATACTAATGTAGTGGGGGTGCCGAGGGGGCGTTGCCCCCTCGTAGTGCGCATTTGAGATTAACATACTCCGTTTGTCTTTGATACAATTCCACGTTGTAATTCTCGAAGGTCTCCGCAACAATTTGTTTGGCAATTTCATTGAGCGCCAAGAAATCGGTCGCAATGCTTTTCAGATCATTCTGTTTTTCTTCCGGGACTTCGATAGAGTCCACAAACTCCTTAATGTTTAAATAATAACGCTTGTTGTCATGGGAAAAAACATCGTAGGAGGGGTCCAACAGGACTTGATCGCCTTCTTTGTCATCTTTGCACAAAACAACTAAATGAACAAAAATCGGGGATTTGGAAACATCCTCAGCATTATAGGATGTGACAATGGCGGGATAAACCTCTATCGCTGTCTTGTCCATTTTTTTCAAAAGATCGTACAGGCATTTTGCGTTAGTATTGCGCGCGCCCCGAATTTTATGGACATGTTGAAAATTCATCATATGAAGAACAATGTTTTGCATTATAGAAGGAACGCTTCATAATTAATTTGCCACGCCAACGCAAAATTATTACACAACATGAATTCTGTCGGGGATGTAATAACCGCCCAAAATTCGGAATATTGAATCACCAATCCCAAACAACACATTGTTAATTATTAAAATCACAGTCAATTTGTCATTTTTGATTTTAATTAACGAGTAAATTATTCCCCCACACAACACAAATTGAAATGAATAACTACAAAGTAGCGCTTTTTCCATTTTTTCAATATCGTGTTTGGAATAGAATGAAAAAATGTAATTTAATAATAATTTAAAAAAGCAAAATATCACAATTGCTTGCAATTCTGGCGGTTGTTTTTTATTATCATAAAACCCGGTTGCCACACATATGTTAATGATGTTCATCATTGAGTTTGTCAAAAAATGAAACAGAAGAGCACACGTGAGTTTCCTTATTATGAAACCGTCATGTTGATGTGAAACGTGCGGATCAATTGGTATAAAGTGCTGTGTTGGAACAACTGACGCAGGAGACATTTGATACACGGATTTGCAATGCGGGCAGAAGTTCTTGTTTACGCCGGATTTCAGAAATTGTATAATACAGGTTGTGTGATATGTCGAATTGGCGCAATTACACGGCAACGCGACCAATTGATTCATTTCTAAATCGACGGATTCCAAACATATAAGACAATCCTTGTCTTTTAAAAAATCTCTATCGGGGGTCTTAAAACTTTGTAGATGTGTTTTGATAATTTCATTGTTGTCCATTTTATGAATTACACTGGATGCGTTTAAATCAAAATGATATGTAAAAAACAAAATACACACTTAGACAC